ATTTTTACAATAAAATAATTCCCATTGTAAAGAAATTTATGTAAAATTATATCGGTATATTCTAATATTGAATAAGGAGTAATGGCAAAGAGAAGGCATAACAAAGGTCAATATCCTAAGAACCTTCAAGAGTTGGTCAAGCAAAAGCAACAGTTAGAGTATTTAGAGCTTCAAATGATTGAGAAAGCTCTAAGTTCTAACAACCCACAGTCTTTTATAGAGGCTAAAACTTACATTAAGGGTTTAGAGGAGAAGAAGAACGATAATTTGAGGAGTTTTACCTTTTCGCCGGAACAAACTTACTACTCTGGTCAAGGGTACAAGCATAAACCACAAGGGCTAAACAATGAGTTGTTGAGGAATATGGCCAATACACCTCAGATTAAGGCCATTATTAATACACGCATAGAGCAAGCAAGCAATTTTAACAGTCCAACGGTTGACCTACAAAAGCCGGGGTGGACGATAAGTAAGAGACAAGGGTTGTTTGACGATAAGGAGAAGGAACTTACTGACAAGGAGAAGCGTGAGATTGAGCAGATAATCATGTTTTTAGAGTCAGGTGGGAGCAATTCTAAGTGGGATTTTGAAGGTTGGGAGACGTTCACACGCAAGTTGTACGAGGATAGCTGGGCAATTGATCAAGGGGTGTTTGAGGTGGCTGTTGATAGGATAGCCAAACCAACCAATTTTGAGGTTTACGATGGGGCAACGTTTTATCTGGCGGAGCATAACATTAGGGACGACAAGGACAGGCAAAACTTGGAAGCTTACATGATTAATGGTTATCTTCCTAAATATGTTCAGGTGTTTGCTAATAGGGTGTACCGTGAGTATTATCCGTGGGAGCTTTGTTTAGGGGTGCGGAACGCAAGTACTAGTATCAGGTTGAATGGGTATGGGTTAAGTGAGAATGAGGTTTTGATCCAGGTGATAACTTGGATGCTCAACTCTAATCAATACAATGGTAATTTCTTTCAACAAGGCAGTAACCCTAAAGGAATTTTGAATTTTAAGGATAATGTTGACCCAACTCAACTTGAGAATTTTAAGCAAGCATGGGGAAATACGTTATCGGGCGTTAGAAATAGTCATAAACTTGCAGCAATTAGCGGTGGAAATCTTGAGTGGCTTAACATGCAGCTTTGTTTACATGGAGATAGTGAAATTGTAATTAAAAATGGACTAACGACTCTATATGATATTTTAGGTGATAAAGATGAAGTAGAAGAATTTATTTGGAATGGTTTTGAATTTAAGAAAGGAAGAATTTTTAAAACTGAAAAAAAGCAAGTATGTTCTTTAAGTCTAAGAAATAGACTTGGAATAAAAACTTCACCTAATCATAAATTTTTAACATTAAGGGACAATATTCCTACATGGGTTGAAAGAAAAGATATAGAGTTAGGCGATTTTGTTTTTATAAATAAAAGTTCTGTAGTAAATAAATCTTTAAAGCAAATAACTTATAAAGGTAAGGTTGTAGAAGAGGATTTGTTTGAATTTTTAGGATGGATAACTGGAGATGGATACATTAGTGTTAATAAAAATAGTAAAAGATATGTAAGGACTTTTTATCATCCAGAAAAGGAGTTAGGTATATTGGATTCGCATTTAGATATTTGTAAAAAATATGACATTAATGCAAAAAAATATATAAGGGTTTTCAGTAAGGAAAAATTAAAAGAGGATAATAAAAAGAATATAATAAAAAAGGTTATCGGTAGTTACCCATATATTCATATTGGAGATGCTAACTTTTTTAATTGGATGCTTGAAAACGGGTTTAAGGAGTCAAGAAAAGGTAAAAGAATACCTAAGTTTATGTATTCGTATTTATCTAGCTGTAAATTTGCATTTTTAAGAGGGTTTTTCTCTGCTGATGGGCATGTAAGTAAAAATGGAGAAAGGATAGATATTACGATAACTAGTAAGGAATTAAAAAAAGATACAATAAATCTTTTAATTACAGAAGGTATAAGATGTACTTCGTTTAAATCTAAGAAAACTAAATGTAGTGTTAGTAAATCTTTAGATGTAACTTTAATTATTAAAGATAAGGTTGAATTTTTTGATAAAATTGGGTTTATTCAAGATTATAAAAAAGATAGAGAAAAGAAAAGGCAAAAAAGCGTTTATACTGAACAAGAAGCACCTATTGAATTTATAAGGGATTTAGCATTAAAGATAAAGGCTTATAATAAAACATTAGGGCAAGAAAATAAATTATCTAAGAAAGATTTACATGATTTATTAAATATTAGTAAAGGACATCAAAAAGCATCTTTATCTAAAGTTATTTATTATGGGAATTTAATATCTTATAAAATACCTGATTTCTTAAAGGATTATAGGATGGAGATAGTAGCTGAATTATCTACTATAAATGAGCAGATACCGATGTTTGATATTGAGATGTATGATGATTTACATCAATTTTATGCTAATGGGATGATAGTTCATAATTCTAATTATCATGTACGGTGTTCAGGATTGACCCATCAGAGGTTGGTTTTAACCTTGAAGGTGGCAAAGGTATGTTTGGCCAGGATGGACAAAAAGAACGATTAGCACATAGTAAAGAAAAAGGGCTTGAACCATTTCTTAAATTTTGGCAAAGAAAGTTTACTAAATATTTGGTTGGACCAATTTCAGATGGGAAGTATGAATTTAAGTTTACAGGATTAGAGCCTGACGATGAGCAAGCTACTTTAGATAGGGATGTCCAGATTCTCACAAATGGTGGTATGTCAGTTCAGGATTTTTTCTTGAAGTACAGCAACAAGGAGCTTGATTTTAGTAAGGATATACTTTTAAATCAGGTGCTGTTGCAGTACAAGCAGATGGAGCAGAACGGTACACCGGAGGCTAATGAAGGTGTTGATGAAGATGCGGGTGAGAGTTATGAAAACCCATATGAGGAATTTGAGAACAAATCGAATGTTGACCCGTTTAATAAAAGCCTTAACTTATATTTGGATAAATTTGTTAAAGAGTCTAAAACGTTATGAAAGTATATTCATTAGATGAAATGTTGGATAGGCATATTGGTAAGGTTGGAACCGAGAGGAGAGATGCTTTTGAGAGAAAGTTTAAGGAAGGTTTAGAATTAGATAATAATTTTGCATGTGATTGGAAAGAAAACGAGTATAAAGAAAAGTGTAAAGTTGAATGTGATTGGTGTAAATATTGGGATAATTATTTAGAACAAGATAATTAATGGCTAAAAAACATAAAATACCAATGTTAGACTATAAATTTAGATTTGTATATAAAACTATAAATTTGATTAATGGTAAAATTTATGTTGGGCAACATTCAACTAATGATAAAAATAAAGATATTAAGTATATAGGTAATGGAATAACTAGACAAAGCAGAGCAAACTATAATGATAATTTGTTTCATAGAGCTGATAGGAAATATCGTTATAGTAATTTTAAAAGAGTGCTTATTCAATTTTGTGATTCACAAGGTGAACTTGATAAGAAGGAAGTTTTTTGGATGAATAGTTTTAATTCTATGATGCCTAATGGATATAATATGGTATTAAATGCTGGAGGAGGCTATGTAAATAAAGAACATTACGAGAAATTATCTAAAAAATATAAAGGGAGATTTTTAACAGAAGAACAAAAGAAAAAAATAAGTATAGCAAATTCTGGTAGGGGTCATTATTTATATGGGAAATCTTTACTAGAAGAAACAAAATGTAAAATCTCTAAAGCTAATAACGGTAAGGTAAGAACGAGTGAAGTAAAAGAGAGAATATCAAATACTTTAAAGAAAAAATATAGAAGTGGAGAGGTGAAACACCCAATGAAAGGTAAAAGACATTCTGAAGAATCAAAGAGAAAAAATTCTGAATCTCACAAGGGCAAAATCGCTTCTGAAGAAACTAAGCAAAAGATGAGTGAATCTCGAACAGGTGAGAAAAACCATAGATTTGGTAAAAAATTTTCACATTCTGAAGAAATTAAGAAGAAATTAGCAAAGAAAGTTATTTGTCCTTATTGTAATAAAAAGGGTGGATATTCAGGTATGATTAGTTGGCATTTTGACAATTGTAAGAAAAATCCTAATGTTAAACCTAAAGAGAGAGAGTTAATTGAATGTCCTCATTGTGAAAAATCCAGTACCAATAAAAGTAATATGACACGCTGGCACTTTGATAATTGTAAAAATAAAGCAGTGTAATGGGTAAAAAACATAAAGTTCCATCCCTAGAGGTAGTTAAAACTGTGGGGGTTATTAGAAGTAAAGGGAAGAGGGTTCGTGATCCAATCCGTTTTCCGAAAATAATCACCCCTATCGAAAAGAATTTTACCGATAGTTATCTAAAGATGGAGAATAATATGGTTAAAATGGTACAGATTGAATTGGTAAAATAGATTAAGTGATGGATTTAACAGATATAAGGAAGGGTTTAGAAGATTTATTAGTTGGTATCAGGAGGGGTAGGGCTTTAAGGGTAATTCAGAAAGCTTTTGATAACGGCGAGATTAACGAAGATTTGTTAGAAAAATCAAGGGCTAAAGCATTACAAGCGAAGCATTTAGGAAGCTCATGGAAAACTATTAATGGTGCAAAAGTTTTAGTAGGTGGCAATGGTGAAGTTATTGTTGGTGCTGGTGGTAATTTAAGTAAGAAAGATGATAGTAAAAAATTATCAAAAGATAATTTAAATAGATTAAATAAATTATTTACTAATTTTAACGTTAAATCTATATTTGAGGAATTAGATTTTATAGTTAAAAAAGATGGTGACTCAATGCCAGTTGCATTATCAATATTAGAAATGATTGAAGAAAATTCTAATGATTTTACAAAAGATATAGCAGATAAAGGTATTATGGCTGAAAATAACCATACTTTAACTTATAAACAAAAGTGGTCGTTAGCATATCAAATTAAAAACAATTTAGATATTTACAAAATTGCAATAAAAAAATATAGTGCATTTTAAGAATAAAAAGTGTTATAAATTTTGTTTTTAAGTATATTTTATATATCTTTGTATAGAATTTGAAATAATAACTTAAAAACAACTAACGATGAAAAATTTAATTGAAGTAATAGCAGTAAGTGACAAAAGTATTCCTAATGTAGAATTTACATTAGATGTTGCTACTTTAAAAAAGGTAGCAGTCAGTCAAAAGACTTTTGAAAATCCTAAAAATGGAACTAGAAATTATCCTGAAAGTTATATGAAAAAAAATGCGGGGATTAGGGTTGTGAATAATAATGAAAAATTTGAGATGTGGCAGGTAGGAAACCACGATAGTTTTTTTAGTACTCATAAAATATTTGATTTAACAAAAGATAAAATAGAATTGCCGTATATTTTAGGGATGCAAATAAAAAATAAATTTGTTATTAAGTAAATTTTATATATCTTTGTAATTCAATAGTAATATTATAGGTTACCATAGGCAGTATTTTAAAGTTTGATGACCTTTAAGTACTGCCTTTTTAAAAATAAAGTATTTAACTTTATGTTATTCACACAACAAAAGATACAAGAGATATTAAGGATTATAGATTTTAATCACACCTTATTTATTGGGACAAATGTTGGAACAGATGTTTTAACCAAGGAAGATGTAAAGTTGTTAAAGCAGTTTGGCATTGACCTTAAAGATTTAAAGACACCATTCACCCCTTACGAGCAGAACTTTTACTTCGGTAGGTTGGCAGCTGCACTAGGTGATAAGAACGCCAGTACACTAAATTATAACGATTTTAAGCAATACTTGAGGCGTGGTCAGTACATTCCTCTCAATACACGTGAGAAAGCCTCTCTAAGCTTTGCAAAACAAAGAACTTATTCACATCTAAAGAATTTAAGCAGTAAGGTTGGTGGGAATATTTCTGGTATAGTGTTGGGTAAAGGGCAGTCGTACAGAGATTTGTTCGAGGCAACGGTGAAGGGAAGTGTTGAGAGGGCGGTTGTGGAACGTGATACCGTGAATAGTATAGTTTCAGAAATTGGGCATAAAACAAATAGTTGGAGTTTAGATTTAGGAAGGATAGCAGATACCGAAATGCAGTATATTTTTCAGGAAGGGAAAGCTGCTGGAATAGAAAAGTTAGGGAATAAAGAGGCTTTAGTTTATAAAACCGTTTACCCACAGGCGTGTCGTTTTTGTATAAAATTCTATACCACAGGTGGGATAGGTAGTAAACCAGTAGTTTTTAAACTTGATGTGTTAAGAACAAATGGGACAAACATAGGTAAGAAACAATCTCAATGGTTACCTACATTAGGGCCAGTTCACCCTTGGTGTCGTTGTGACTTAAATCATATAAAAGAAGGATATATATGGAGTGATGAAGAACAAATGTTTTTACCTCCTAAAAGAGACAAAAATAAACCAAAAAAAGGAATCCGAATATCTGTAGGAGAAAAAGTTTATGAAATATAAGATTTTTTTTACTATCTTTATAAAACTTTCAGGAAGGACAAGGTTTAGCTACCCCTTTTAAGTTCCTCACAACTTAAAATTACTTCCTTGAATTTAAATCGGTGAGGTAATTTAAATTTATTCAAAATGAATTTTTTTACAACTTTATGAAAATATCATAAACAAAGCACAATCAGAAAATAGGAAGAAAAAACAAGGTACTTATTATGAACGCCACCATATTTTACCTAAGTGTTTGGGTGGTCTGAATAATAAAGAAAACTTAGTTTTATTGACTGGAAAAGAACATTTTATAGTTCATAAGTTATTAGTTGGAATACTTCCTAAAGAAAAAGGTTTAATTTTTGCTCTACATAGAATGATGTTTTCTAAATTTAAAAATAATGATAGGGATTATTTAATTGGGGCTATGGAATACGAAAGAGTTAGAAAATTATGTTCTAAAGCTACATCAGGAAAAAATAACCCAATGTTTGGAGGAACTCATACTATTGAAGCTAGGGAGAAAATTAGACAAGCAAATTTAGGTAAAAATAATCATATGTTTGGGAAAATAGTCTCAAAAGAAACTAGAGAAAAGCTTTCTAAATTAAATAAAGGAATAAACAATGCAATGTATGGTAAGTTTGGAGATTTAAATCCTATGTTTGGGAGAACTCACACTGAAGAGGCTAGAAATAAAATTGCTAAAACAAGGAGAGGTAAGAAACTTTCTAATGAAATAAAACAAAAAATTTCTGATAAGTTAAAGGGAACGTTTAGTGGTAAAAATAATCCTATGTATGGTGTAAAAATGAGTGAAGCAACTCGTAAAAAAATGCGTGAATCACATAAAGGAAGAAAATTTAAAAAAGTTACTTGCCCTTATTGTGGTAAAATTGGTGGGGATAATATTATGTATAGATACCATTTTGATAATTGTAAACTTAAATAAATTTGTTATTAAGTAAATTTTATATATCTTTGTAGTTCAATAGTAAGCTAATATTGCTGTAACAAGGGCAAGAAAATTAGGTTTAACGAAAACAAAGTATTATGAAGAATTAGGTTGGGTTTAGGTTAGTAAGTTGAGGAGGGGTTAATCGCTAGATTGGCTCCTCTTTTTATTGTTTATATAAAATTAAATTTTAATATAAGGAAAGTTTTTTATAATTTTATAAAAATTTTAATATTCGTACATTACCACAATCGGTTTAAGATATATATACTTAAACAAAATGAAAAATTTCATTTTTAGAAATGCACAAAATACCTTCCACAAAGAATATAAAACAGACTTTATAACAGGAATGAGTAATTTTACCGTTCACGATATAAATACGG